AGACTCGTATTCCCTGGCTGCAAACTTTATGTCAAATTTTCGTTTTTCCATCAGATTTTCTCCAGTTTTACAATCATTTCGTCCAGGTCGCCTAAAAATTGGATGACCTCCTTCTCCAGCATGGCCACATAGATAGGATCGTATGGGATCCGCTTTATGAACATCTGTAGGTTCTCGGGTAGCCTGGGATCAAAGCTCAAGAAGTCGCACCAGTTTGTGCCGGTGCAGCACATCTGCCATTGCATCTGGGTGATGTATTTCCCAGGCACAATTCCAGTCATCAGGTAGTCAAGATGAGTTGCTGTTTTGGGACACTTAATCTCAATCAGTCCAATTTGTTTGCCGTCCTGCACAAATCCGTCAGGACTTGCCCCGGACATTTCAATTGTTGGATGCCCAACGAACCCAACTTCCTCTACCATGACTCCTTTCTTGATTTCGTAGGCAGCTCGAGCAAACTTCTCAGTCTCAATTCCCCATTCCATGTCGCTGTTGGAGTAGCCTTCTGTTTTTTTTCCGGTCAGTCTTTCGCACACCAGTTGCGCCATGTAGTTGTCTCGCCCTGCCTTCTTTACGATCAAGTCGGCCACTTTGCTGGCTGTGACCTTGCCCAATCTGGCGGCGTGCCATTCTTCAGTTCCTTGGTCCATTTTCTTTTCCTTTCTTGATTCGTGCGGCCTTTGCTGCTAACACCTTTGCTTGCCAAACCTGGTCACCTTCACAGGCTGCATACGCTTGGGCATAGACTGTTTGCAACTCTTCGCTGCTTGCGCTGGCCTCGATTCCAGCCAAATAATCTGCCATAGAATTTTCTGAAACAGTTTTTTTCCCTTTCGTGGCGGCGTTGCCATCGTCATCCTCTGGGGCTACTCCACAGGCCGTCAACAGGCTGTAGCGGCGTCCATAAGTGATTGCGCTGCCGTAGCCTTGGGCATCGTGCTTGACCACCGGCATGAACAGCTTGCCTCCGCTGTAGATTTCGCCTGACTGATGGGCAAACATTGTTTCGACCAGGATGCCTCCTTCTACGCTCTCAATGATTTGAGTCATAAAGATGCCCTGGTCGTTGAGTGCTTCCCGGACCGCATCAACGCACGCATCCAGACCGGCATACTTTGACCGGAAGTGTGGGTTTTGTTGACTCTTCAGAGCCGATTCAAAATTCTTCTGGGCTTTGGCCAGAGCTCCAAATATTTCTTTCATGGGTTTTCTTTCATGCCACTCTTGAGCAGCTCCTTGTTGTTCATATTGATTCATTTAAAAAAGTATCCTTGGTGTTTGGGAATCATAAAAAACTTACCTGTTCTTGTTTTTGTGGCTCGGGTTCAAACAGTTGGCCCTGTGCCACGGCTTGTTCTATACGTTTGCAAGCAATATCAAAGTATTTAGGCTCACGCTCAATACCAATAAACTTACACCCCATTTGAATGGCAGCCACTCCTGTTGTGCCACTACCCATAAATGGGTCAAGAATTGTTTGTGGGTTTCCTGCTTGGTCAATACACCATTTCATCAATGCCAATGGCTTCTGTGTAGGATGCCCAACTCTTTCGGGATTTGTAGCCGAAATAGTCCATTGAAAATAACCTGCTAACTTGTCCATATTTGACCAAGCAAGTTCTACTCGGCTAAATGATGGAGGGCCATCTGGTTTGTGCCATACAAGCCAACATCTTGATGGGGGCAAATTAAAATAATTTCCACCCCATAAAATTGCTTTATTTCCTTTTTTTAATATTTCAGCAATCAAATTCGAATCAGGCGTAGATTTATCCCAATCTCTTTTTTCAGCACCATTCATTCTTTGACAATTAGTAGGTTGAGCCGCTATGTTTATTCCATAAGGCGGGTCAGTAATCACCGCATCTACCTTTGGCAATGTTGGCAATATGTCCATGCAATCGCCCAAATACAGGGTTGCATTCCATATTTCTATTTTCATTGGTGTGCCTTGTCTTGCATTCGGTTGTTGGCTTGCTGGCGTGGTTTCCATTCTGTTACTCCAAGTATTAATTTAACTTTTTTACTAACAGCATTATTTTCCATTGATTATTGCCACCAATTCTCTAATCTTGCTTTGCAGTAATCCAACCTGGAAAGCTAAACGCTCTTGTGCAGAACAGTTTCTGTACATTTGTTTAGCCAGCTCTTCGGCTGTATCAATCATCTTCTGTGCGTCAATCATTTGTTTTCCTTTGTACTTTTATTGCCAATAGCCACTTGTCGCCTAGAAACCGGATAGACCGTATCCAAGCTCTTTGGTTGTGGCGGTTGATTGACTTTAGAGCCAGCGGGTTGTTAAAGTGTTGGCGCACTCGGACCAAATAGTGGATGTTCATCCTTCGGCCTCATTGTTAACGCATTCCCTCTCAATGGTTTCTATCCAGAACTTATCCAGGACTTCCTTTATGTCGATCCCCTCGACAAACGCTTGGACCAGCTCGGCCTGGGGCTCTACTCTGTAGTCTCCGTCCATCTCTCCAGGATCGTAATCAAGCCAGCAGTCAAGCTCAAGACCTCCAAATGTTTCAAAGTGGTACTGGATCATGCTGACCACCAACTAACGAGTGAGAGAGCGAGGCCAACCGCGATGGCGGTGGCCAGGAGGATGTCTTTTAGGGTGTTCATGTTGTGATAAGTGGATTCAAGCTGACAACGAAATACCGGAAACGCGATAGCATTGCCCACCGGACAATTCAATATCAACCGTGCCAAAGGGATGCACTTCAATAATTTTTCCATCAACAATGCGACCAAACAAAGAGGTCTTTATGATTTGGCCGATATGGTGCTTTTGACGATTTGCAGTTACTTTGGCAAAAGTTTTTGCTTGAGATGTGACTTGCATAATGTTCTCCTGTGGGTGTGTTTTGATGGGGGCCGAAGCCCCGGTTAAATTTCAATACTCTCCGTACACATTACCTTCGCATTGCTCATCTGCCAATTCGCGCTGCTCATACGCAAACTCTTCGCTGTTTCCGTAATAGATCCACGCATCAGAACCGTAACGAGCGCGACCTTCAGCCCAATTGTCAAAACCGATTGGCAACTTCCCAAGTACTTCAAAGCGGGTGGTGAGGTTTTTTGCCAACTTCTCAGCCTTTTCTACGACATCAGCTTCGCAGCGGGAAGAGTCAATGAACAGCTGGCGGGTGTCACCATAGTCATTAGATGCCTCAATGTAGGCGGCGTAACCGTGAATCGCACCATTGCGATTGGAAAAGTCAGCCATCTCAGGGTTGTGGCCAATCACAACAATGTCGGTGCGGATTTCGAACTGGTTGAATGCTTTGTTCATCTGGAAGCTCCTAAAAAGACCCCAAGAAGTTCGGGGCATAATGTGATTGTATAGCAAGCTAAGCAGTCTTACAGGCTTTTGCAATTTATTTTTCTATACAAATAGCAAACCCTATAGCTTTTTACAATGATGTTTTGCTTAGACTGCTATACAATACGCCGATGCAACCTATCCCTCTTCCAGTAGTAGTCCTCGGAGACAATGGACTTCAAGACGCAATCACCAGAGCTGGCAGCAAGTCTTCGTTGGCCAGGATGTTGGGCATCACCAGGGCAGCTGTTAGCCATTGGACCAAGCTCCCTGGTGGCCGGTTGTACCAGCTCAAGGTGATTCGTCCAGAGTGGTTTGCCAAAACAAGAGAAAAAGTGTAAAGTGTGAGCACGGCTACCCTTAGCGGGGGAAAAGACGATTTATCACCGTTCTGCCGATGTTCTTTCAAGTGATAAGACCGTGATAAAGGTTACACAATGCACTACTACCAATTCAACATTGGTGACTATCAGTCGCATACATCGCACCTTTCAGAAATAGAAGATTTGGCTTATCGCCGAATGCTTGACTGGTGCTATCTTCACGAAAAACAGTTTCCGCTTGATCTTGATGAAATTTCAAGGTTGGTCCGTATGCGAACGCATAGCGAAAGCATTGCGATCGTATTGCGAGAGTTCTTCGAACGCACAGAAGATGGCTGGATTCATCTTAGAGTTGTTCAAGAAATTTTGAAGGTTGGAATCAAGTCTGAGAAGGCTAGTGAGAGTGCTAAAGCTCGATGGGGCAAGCCTAAAGATGCGAACGCATTGCCATCGCATAGCGATCGGTATGCTACCCAAGACCCAGTACCCATGACCCATGACCCATTACACAAGACCCAAAAGAAAATGATCAAAGATCATTCTGTGGATAAGTCCAAAGACCCTGCCCTTCAAAAGCTGGACAGGGATAGCAAGCTGGCCACTCCTGTACCAGCCGCAATCCGAGCAAAGCTGGCAGCACTTAGGGGATCAGCATGAATTACTACCAGGCCCACGAAATTCTTTCAAGGATTAAACATGGCTACAAACCCTGCATCAAAACCATTACCTACGCCCTCTACCTCACAGGAGACATTGAAGAATGCGGAAGCTCGGGAATGGATGCAACGATACAAAACGAAATCAAAAGACCTTGGAGCAAATGCAGCAGCCAGCTGGTGGAAAACAACGATTAACGACATTGAACGCAAAAGAGGAATACCAGCAGCAGATGATCTTCGTCGAAGAATGAATAATCAAAAATGACATTCCAAGTTACATTTTCTGTTGACGGTAATCCACATGGCAAAGGCCGTCCTAGATTTGCTCGGCGTGGATCTTTTGTTTCAACCTATACCGATGAAAAAACTAAATCTTATGAAACATTAATTCAAGATGCTGCAAAACAAGCAATGGGATCTACTGATCCGCTAGAAACGCCTGTGGCGCTCTATCTGTACATCAGGCTACCTATCCCTAAGGCGTACTCTAAAAAGCGAACCTTGGCCTGTTTAGATGGCTTGGAGAGGCCATGCAAGAAACCAGACTTCGACAATGTTGCAAAAAGTGTTGGTGATGCGTGCAATGGTATTGTTTATCATGATGATTCACAAATAGTAGACGCGCACATTAGAAAAGCGTATGCAGAAACACCAGGGATTGATTTAATGATTAAGGAAATAGAATGAGAAACTATTATCACTTGCCAATTAATCTAGAAGTTGCTGAGAATAATTATGACTGAAGATGAAGCCTTTGATGAGCTGGATCGTAGGTTAAACCATGTGCTGGTTAAAGAATGGCAGCAGCTTACTCCAATGACTCAGGTTGAAATTGACAAGCGTTGGGGCGAATGGATGACTCGGTATGTCAGAATGGTTGAGGAGGCGCATGGAATCAAATGAACTGCCCAAAATGCAATGCTGCTAC